AACACCTCAGCAGACTACGGACCTTGGAGTTACGGGTACTGGTGACGGCAACATCGGAACCGGAGCTGTACCGCAGTCAGGGGAAGATCAATTCTCTGGAACGCCTAGAGCGGTTGAAGGATGAAGTTGAAGAAGCTAAAGGAAGAAACGCCGAAGTATGAAGGTAAGTTCTGGTCGTATCCTAGAAGAGCGTTTGTAGGCTATGATCAGTGGTTAAAGGAAGCGGATTACACACCCACATGCACAGGAGCTTTAAATGAAAGTAAAAGCACCAAGTAACCATCATTGGATGAAACAAAAAGACGGAACTTATAACTTAATGAAGCATAGCGGAAAATTTAAAGCTCACAAAGGGGCTACGCTAACTGCAACTTTTCCTGTTCAAAAAGAACATAAAACTAAATAAAGATAGGGGTAGCATAATGGCTAGACAAAATCGTAAAAAGAAGACCAGAGCGCAAAAGATGGCAGGCGGTTCTATGTTGTCTGACCCTAAAAGAAACGCATATGCACAGGGTGGCGAAGAAGATGGTCTACTATACGAGACAATGGCTTATTTAAAAGCAAAAGCAGTTGTGTCAAACCCCAATTCTTCTGGTGAAGATCAAGCACAAGCACAGGCAACACTAGACACTTTAAAGCCTGAAGAACAGGGCGGCACTGTAGACCCTCAGATATATGCACAGATGATGCAAGAAGTTGACGCTGAAGCAGCAAAAAAAGCACCAGTTAAGAAAGCCGAAGGCGGCTCTATGCTAGTACCCTCAGAAATGGAAGGTATGGAAGCTCCAGTAGACACATACCCAAATATACCGCCAGAAGAAATGGCAGCAGTAGAAGCTTCACAACTTCCAGATGCAGAAGTGGAAAGTGATTATGTAGATTTCGTAATGAATGAAGCTTTAGATGGAGAAGAGCAATCTTATTTAATGACAGCTTTAGAGGCTGATCCACAACTTAGTATGATATTTGACAAGGTTGTAGATACAGCATCAGAATTTTCAGGAGCCGGTCCAGTTGACGGACCCGGAGATGGTGTCTCAGATTCAATACCCGCGAGATTGTCAGCGGGTGAATTTGTAGTCACTAAAAAGGCCACTGACCAAATAGGCGCAGACAACCTTCAAACTATGATGGATGAAGCTGAACGTGCCTACGATGGTGGTTTAATGGGAACAGACAAAGCAAAAGGAGAGAATATAAACGAAGCAATGTTATTTTCTAACCAAATGCCAAGTCTTAATGTAAGACAACGATAACGGCGACCTTGACGTAAAAGCCCCATACTAGATTGTATGTACATATAATTTATTGTTATGGCTACCTTTTAAACAACAAGCCCCGTGGAGAAACACATGGCTGGACAACAAGTAGTAGAAGAAGAAAAAGCACCAAACCTTTATAACGCAAAGAAAAGCTGGCATACACCAGACAAACCATCACAAGGTGACGCAGACGGTTTGTTTTTTGAGTCTCAGCAACAGGCACAGGCCACTTCTACTGATGAAGAATCAGATGGAACCCCTGCGTCCAAGCAAGTTAAAGGTGCAAATTATAAAAAAAGATATGACGATCTAAAGAAGCATTATGATCAAAGAGTTTCTCAGTTCAAACAAAAGGAACAAGAACTTTTAGCAGAGGCAGCACTTAAAGCTCCTGCATATAAAGCTCCAAAGTCCCTAGAAGAACTAGAGAAGTTCAAAGCAGAGAACCCAGATTTGTACGAAACTGTAGAATCTGTCGCTCATATGCAAAGTGAAAGTCAAACTCAAGAGTTACGGAATCAACTATCGGTTATCCAACAACGTGAAACTGATCTCTTAAAACGAGAAGCAGAGTCCGAACTCAAGAGAAAGCATCCCGATTTTGAAGATATAAGGGGTGATGAAGAATTTCATTCGTGGGCGAAAGAGCAACCAGAAGCAATACAGCAATGGGTTTATGCTAATAATAATGATGCCAGTTTAGCTAGTCGTGCTATTGATCTTTATAAAATGGAAAAGGGTGCTAGTCAGCCAAAACAACAGTCTAGAAAAAAGGAAACAGGCAGCGCCGCTGATATGGTGTCAACCAAAACAACGGCTGTAGATGCTAAAGCTCCTAAAATCTGGACACAACGGGAAATCCAGAGTATGTCCCTTGACGCTTTTGATAGACACTCAGAAGAGATAAATCTAGCATTAGAAGAGGGCAGAATCCGGTAAAATTGTTTTTTATTTGGAGATATAATTATGGCTTATAATGCCTCAGACCAGTATTTTGAACAGTCTACTGACACCGATGGTAACTTCGGTAACTCAGTATCTGGGCAAACAAACTCGTTTTTCTTACCAGCAGTCTATTCTAAACAAGTTCTAAACTTTTTTAGGAAGTCTTCAGTTGCGGAAGCAATTACGAATACTGACTATGCGGGTGAGATTGCAGCATATGGTGATTCTGTAAAGATCATCAAAGAACCAGAAATCACTGTGTATCAGTACGAACGTGGTGCAGACGTAACGCAAACTAAGTTGACTGACCAAGAGGTAACTCTAATTGTTGACACAGCCAATGCTTTCAAATTCATTGTAGACGATATTGAATCTAACATGTCTCATGTTAACTTCAGAGAAGCTGCAACATCTTCCGCTGCTTATGCACTGAAAGATGCTTTTGATGCAGGTGTTATTGCGACTATGATTGCAGGTGTATCCGCGTCTAGTCCTAACCATATTCTTGGTTCTGACAGTGCGACTGACCTTGCAGCAGGAACTTTTGATGGTACAGGTAATTTGGATATTGGCTTTGGAAGTTCAGAGCATGATCCTATTGATGTGCTATCCCACATGTCCCGTCTACTGGATGAGCAGAATGTACCAGAAGAAGGACGTTGGTTCCTAGCTAATCCTCAGTTTTATGAAGTACTTGTTCAAAGTTCTTCTAAACTCCTGTCAGTGGATTACAACGCAGGTCAAGGGTCAATTCGTAATGGACTAGTTTCATCTGGTAAATTGCGTGGTTTTGATATGTATAAGACTAACAACATTGCTGCGACATCTAATGCCGCTGGTCAATGTATTGCTGGTCACATGTCTGCTACAGCAACAGCTCAGACTATTACTAGTACTGAAGTAATTCGTGATCCTGATAGCTTCGGTGACATTGTACGAGGACTCCATGTTTATGGATCTAAAGTACTACGTCCTGAAGCACTATGTTCTGCCTTCTACGGCATCGACTAGTAGTAAGTTTAAGTTTGGGGGCTGTAAAAAGCCTCCTTTCTTTTTATTTTTAAGGGAGCAAAGAATGCCGCAACTTGGTTCAAACGAAAAGCCGATGATGATCAGTTCCAAAAAGAGGGGTAAAACTTTGGGTCTTGCTGGCTCTTTCTTTGAAAAAGACCGAAAGAAAAAGTACGATGAAAACTACGATAAAATTTTTAAAAAGAAAGATAAATAATTATGGCTACTACCTTCTTAGAGTTAACAAATGAACTGTTGCGTGAGCTAAATGAAATTGTTTTAACGTCTTCAAATTTCTCTGCTGCCATAGGTATACAGGCACACGCTAAAGATTGTATAAATAGAGCATACTTAGATATAGTAAACGAAGAACCCCAGTGGCCCTTCCTAGCTACAGGAGAAAGTGGAACCACTGATCCTATGTACGGGAATGTTTCTGTTGAAACTGTAGCAGCAACTCGGTGGTACGAATTAAAAGCAGCCAGTTCTAGTGCAGTAGATGACTATGGTGCTATAGACTGGAACAACTTTTATGTAACAACTGTAGGTGTTAGTGGCGAAACAGCACCCTATGTTTCTAGAAACTTAACTTACATAACTACAGAAAAGTGGAAAGACTTTAGACGTACACACGAAAATGCTGATGACGCTGATCAAGCAACAGGCGGTACGCCCCGCTATGTTATCCGAAGTCCTGACTCTAGAAAATTTGGATTGAGTCCAATACCTGACCAAGCCTATAAAGTTTGGTTTTTTGCGTATGACTTACCAACACAACTAGCCGCGCATGGTGATGCAATTGTTTTTCCTGACATGTATAAGACTGTCCTATTATCTAAGGCTAGATATTACACACATCAATTT